AATAGCATCTTCTAATGCTTGTCCCTTTTGGCGAGCCTTGATTACCGCAGCAATCTTTCTAACGACTTCAGATGCGTCCTGTCCCTGTGTAGCCATCTGCGGAATTGCTTGTGTATATGCAGTTAGTGAGCCAAGTAGCGCAGTACGCATATCTTCAATTTCAATTTTTTCTAGTTCTTGAGTTACGTTAACCGTAAATGGTAATTCACGCATAGCCATATCTTTAGAGATTAACTTGCCTCCAAGTGCTTGTAGCATGAAGATAAGTCCTTGCGCTGGGTTAAGACCAGCAAGCATACCGTAACGAACATCGGCTGAATAATCACCCTTGATGTCTTTGGTTGGCTTGTACGTAATTTCATATGGTGAACCAGAATCTACACCACGAATTGTTTTTTCTTCTGGGTAAATTGTTTCGTCAACTTCAAAACAGATGCTAATTACATCACGAAGTCCAGCAGCAAAGATTGCTTGGGCTGACTTAACTTGAGTATCAAAGGCTCCCATAAGAGCCTGAACGCCTTGACCAGTAACAATAGATGCGTCAATGTTACCAGTACGAGACTCTGGATAACGAGCACCAACTCTAAGTTCTTGGTTAAGTAATGTTTGCTCTGTAAATGCGCCTTGTGGTAGAGTAAGTTCTACTCGACGAACACCTGCTGGGTTTGAAGTACGGATAACCGCATCTCCACCCAACTGTAGTTCTTGTACATCTTGTGGAAGTACAATAGGTGCCTGTACTGATTTCTCCGCTGCTTCCATTGCCAGTAAGGCGAAACGGTTGCGGAGTAACTGAATTCCAAGTACATCGTCGAATTGTCCACGTAACTCATTGTCGATAGACGGTTTACGTGCTACAACTACCATCATTTTACCAAGAGGATTCCTGGCTTGTGATAAGATTAAATTATCTTTTGCTGGAACATAGACAACTGATTGGTCTTTATCGTAGTAACGGATAATTTCTACTTGACCATTTAGGTCTTGCTTGTATCCCATTCCCCCAAGAAGTATATTATCATACTCAGGGAATTGTGCTACTAACTCACCAAGGGTAAGTGTGTATCTTTTAGCAAATGCTACGCAACGTCCATATCGGTCAAACTCTGGGTATGCACCAATTGGGTTTTCTACACGGATGCGAGGAAGTTTAGCATCATCATCTAATTCTATAATAAACGGAACAAAGCCGTAGGTTAAATACCAGTCTGCTCCTGAGTACATCTGGACCGATAGGTCAGAATGCGAAAAATAATTACTAGCAATACGAGTACGCTTATCGGCAAAAGAACGAGCACGGTCAGAGACCTGATTAGCGGCCGAGCAGTTAACCGCTGGAAGTGGCGCCATAACCTCAGAAAGGTCCCTGGCAACGATATCAATAAAATTTGCAACGACATTAGCGTCTACACCATCTGGAAAAAAATCAGGATAAACTTCGGCAATTTTGCCTTTACGAACAGCAAGGACATCTAGGTTACGAGCATCTCTTTCGCTATTGCGATAACGTAGAGATTGAACTCGTGCTGCAATTTGTTCAATTGTTAATGCCATTTATATCCTAACCATAAGTTTCAGCCCATTGCTCTGCAAAGGCTTCGTCTAAATTAAGTGAACCTCTACCAGCCTTTTGCGCTCTAGTAGCCCATCTATTATTTTGATACTGTCCAATCCTGCTTGAAGTCTGCATTAATTCCCTACAACGGATAACAGCAAACCATAATGCCATTACACAGTCGGTAGGGTTTTTAGTATCAGGCTTCCAAATTATAAGTTGCTGTACTAAAGACTTAAGACCTTCAGAACCTTCGTTGGAAGGTAACTCTATAAGATTGTTATCTTGGAATCTGCCATCTTTGGATGAACCAAAAAGGCTAGCCATAGAGGCTACACCAAATCCAACATCCCATTTATTCTTACCAGTAAAGTGTGAGTTAAGTTGACATCCATAGGATGCAAGGTAATCACGCAACTCTGTATCCATAGCATAGTACTTCTGGTGGGCGTTAATTTCAACCCGAAACTCTTGTGGCTTAAATCTTTCCACCCACTCTTTGATAAGAGCATTTTCTTTTTGAGGGGAAGGGTCAACCATGTTGACGCAATCTAAAACGTATATACGACCATCAGCACGATTATAGGATACCGCTACGAAGGCAGAGCGTCCTGTTACGGCTGGGTCAAAACCAATTATGGTGTAGGTTGATTGTGTGTCTTTGGGGTGGCCTGCCGTGCCCTGTCTAAGCGGTCCACGCTTTCGCATACCGTTAACACATCCAGCGACAATTGTTGGCGAGAAGATAGAGTCGGACTGGACGTCTTCTTGCTGGTAGACCATAGCCCAGACTGACGGAGCCACTTCAGACCGCCTTGTAAAAAGCGAAGGTCCATCCCATTTGGGATATAGTCCTTGCTCATTAGGTTCGTCCTGTTCTCCCTCTGCTCTGTCTGTCCAAGGCCAGAGTGTTTTCCAGTTCTTTGGGTCTTCATCAAATTCTAATACTGATGGCATAGCCATGTATGTGAAAGGAGATTTCCCGCCAGTCCATTGGTCGGGGTCTCTAATCATTTTATATAAATCTATAGGTGCGACACGGGTTCCTACTATAAGCAGTTTACCGTGCCGCCCTAGGCGGGTGATGACTTCTTTTTGAAGCCATTCAATTTGCTTCTCCCACTCATGGGCGTTTGCATTCATCACCACATCGTCAAGGATAATCAGGTCTGCTCTTGCACCGTAAATCTGCGACCCGAATCCTAATGCTTGTACTGTAGGGTCCTTCTCACCTGAGTCACGTCCTGCACCCAGGTAAATCATGTCAGCAGACCAGGTTGGTGAATCTGCTTTGTAGCCACCGTTAGGTCCAAAGGATACTTGCATCTTGGTCCAGTTAGGATGGCTTAATCTTGTCTTTATTGCAGATAGGAACTTGCGTGCCATACCTTGCGTCTTTGATACAATAATGATTCTTATGTTAGGGTCTATAGATAGACGGTAGGTAACATAGTTGATGGTAAGTACTGTAGACTTAGCATGCTCTGGTGGAACGTTAATCAAGATACGATTGGTTGCTGCTTGTTCGTAGGTCATGCTAGGGTGGATGAACCTTGGTTCTTTACCCTCTACTAAATCAATCCAAGACTTGTGATGGTCAAAGAGTTTAGTCTCTAGGAACTGCTCTGAGAACTCTTCAAAGGAAATATCCTTTAGGTTGGCTAAGTCCGCTTTGACACCTTTGCCCGAAAGGCGTGCTTTGTCCGCTTTGTCCTTAAAGTCAGGGTCTGCCATAGACCATTGACGAAAGGTTACATCATTGCGTCCTACAGCCTTCATGGCATCTACCACAGTAGAGCCTTGGGCTAAAAGTTCTAGTACTTGCTTCTGGGCTACATCCTTGGGGATGTTTTGTACCCCTGGCTTACGACCCACAGATTGCCCCCTAAAACGGTGATTTAACGGTCCCAATAAACGGGCAGACTATCCCCATATATATTAATATAATATAATTATTTAGGTTGCCGTAGTGCAAGCGGAGGCAACTCCGTATATATAATATATATCTACTATAGATAACCTGTTCAAAGTAGGTAAACCGAACAGATAGGTAATATTTACGCTTAAATATAGATATAATTAGGGGGCTAATATAACAGTAATTTTTTATTGGAGTATATATATGTATATTGACGCTAATTAAATAACCCTAGGGTCAAATCAAACCCTCAACCTTTACTAAAGGGTTAGAGTTTATTAACTCTCAACCTAATGTATAGAGTTAGACTATCCAATATAAAAGTTTTCCACAGGGGGCTAAAAAATAATTTAAGTTATCCACAAAGTTATCCACAGGCTGTGGACAGCCATCCCGAGGTCGGGCGTGTCGCCCAACACAAACCCTGAGAGTTTCCTGAGCAACGAGGTCGGGCGTGTCTAGCTAGTCCGTAATGTCCGATTTGCCCTATCTGCCCCAGTATGGTACAATTAGTCCTATCTGCACCATTTGTCCGTGTGATGCGATTCACACCCCAAAATGGCGGATGAATTAGGTTTTTAGGTACTTATGCATTACGCTGAAGCCACTATCAAAAGATAGTTAAGTGTCTGAAAATCAGACACCTAAATCCGAGAAAAGGAAAAGAAAAAAAATGGCTACAAAAGAAAACGCACCAAAGGCACCAAAGGCAGAAAAGGCAGTAGTCCTAGATTCATCAATCATTAAGGATTATCGTCAGATGGTTAAAAACTCACTAGAAAGCCACTGGGGATTTATTTCCACTACAAATGGCAAAATGGTGGATGGCACCGCTTCGGTGCGAATTGTAAAGGCATCAATTACCGAAGCATCAAAAGATGGTCAGGATTCCATCATCAAGGCAAGTCAGGTGGAAGGCTTCGGAATTGCCTTAAAACTAAAAGGCTTAATCGGTGCCGAAAAGCAGACAATCGCTAACATCCTAAAAGTGTCCATGAGAGCCAAAAGGCTTGATGGTGTTGATGCGGTAGATTCTCTCCTAGATGGAATAAAATCATGGGTGGGATTTATTGACCGCCTAGAAAATGCCGAAGCAGACAAGGCAGAAGCGCAAGAAGCAGAAGCAGAAGCCACCGCAGAAGCAGAAGCAGAAGCAAAGAAGGAAGCAGACCTGAAGGGAATTACCCCTGATGGCTTCGCAGAATTAACGCTTAAGTATTTCGCCACCCTAAGCATGGCGGATGCGGTAGTCCTTAATTCTAAGATGGCAGACACCTGCGCTTCAGGATGGAATACAATCGCAAAGAATAGCAAGGCAAAGGCAAAAGTGAACGCCTAAACCTAACCCGACAAAGTAGCCTCACCCCTTCGGGGGTGGGGTTATTTTTTTTTAGCTAAGACACGCCCGAGTGCGTTGTGAGTTATCCACAGCCCCGACACAAACCAACACAAACCCCTTCCCCAACACAAACTATTAGAGGCGTGCTAATGATTAGGTCGAAGCCACGAATCAGGACAGCCAAAGAAATTTTTTCAACACAAACTCATAGGGCGAGGCGAGGAAACAACTCATACGAAAATGTGAAGGTCTAGGAGTGGGCGTCTGAAATTCAGACAACCCTAAAAGTGAATTTGACAATGAGCCTGAACTATGTTATACTAGAGCCACTTAAGAAAAACCTGTCTTAAGTTAGTGTCTGAAAATCAGACAGTTAGGATAAACAAATGCTAGACCAAAATATGGAAAATGCGTTAGTCCAACTAGCGCAAAAGATAGACGCTAGTCATGAAGTAGAGCGTAATAAGTTAGAGCAAGCAAACCGCAATAAAGTTAATCCTGAGTACCTTCGGGTAATGGGGTTAGCATTATGAGCCCTGACGATATTGCCCTAGACTTTATGACCGAAAGTGAAATAGCCGAGATTATAGCAACTGAGGATATTTTTCAAGTAGACCTGTCCAATATAGATGATTTACTTGAGGATGTTGCTTCGGACTCGGACTACGAATAGCAACTGGACAGCCCACGCTGGTGCGTGTTATTATGGGTTCAATTCCCGTAGTGGGCACGAGTGTCTGAAAATCAGACACTTATTAACGAAAGGCAATCATGTATATCGAGATAACAGATACGATAGCAATTATAATTGCGCTAACTACTAGCACCACGCTGGTAATTACTACCGCAATTAGAAATGCTAAACTTACTCGTGCTTTGCGTGAGTTAAGTGTCCAAAAGTAATGTAGATTATGCCAATGAGATTATCCTGACACTTACTAGAGATGAACTAGAAACTGTCAGGGAATCTCTTAGGCAATTCTCTATACATAATACGAGGCATGGTTTCGAGGGGCGTGCTAAGTATGCTGATGATTTGCGAGATAAAATCGTGAATATAATTCTTGATAGTGTCCAGCGTAGAATTGACAAAGAGGCAGAGTTAGTGTAAACTAATCTCACTCAACAAGAAGTGTCTGAAAATCAGACGGAAAGGATAGAGATGGAAACTGTTGATGAGGTAGAAACCAAGTGTTGTATTGCTTGTGATACTACATTAGATAGTGATGATGGCAGTACTACCAGTAGCGGAGACCCTGTCTGCGAAAGTTGTATGGTAATGTGTATGAAATGTGAAGATGTTATCACATGTGATGACGAATTCAATGATGTAGAGGGTGAGTTATGGTGTCAGGGTTGTACCCGTAATGATGCTCATTGGTGCGACTTGTGCGATACCTATTTCACAGGTTATACCTATGGTACAGACGATTGTAATGACACTATGTGTGAGAGGTGTTATGAGAATAATACCCATTACTGCGAAACTTGTGATGCTACATATCTAAATGGTTGTGAGTACAACCATGATGATGATAATGATGGCAGGATAATACATGATTATTCGTATCGCCCTGACCCTATCTTTCGCAAGTCAAATGATGAGCAGACACGCTTGTACTTTGGCATAGAGATAGAAACTGAGGTGAGAGGTGGCGACTATAGTTATAGGACTACTGCTGCCGAATATGCTCACCAACAGTTGGAGATGTATGACCTAGCCTATCTTAAATCTGATGGCTCACTTGAGTGTGGGTTTGAGATAGTATCGCATCCATTATCTCATAGTTATTTCATGAAGGATGCCACTAGGTTATGGGATACAGTAAGTAAACTTAAGAGTGATTATGGCATGATGGCGTGGGGTACGAAAACCTGCGGGCTTCATGTACATATATCTCGTGCTGGATTCAATGGTGGTTCACACCAGCATAGATTCCTACAATTAGTTTACAACAACAAGGACTTTTATGAGGTGCTTGCTGGCAGGTCATCTAGTCATTGGGCTAAGTTTGATGATAATGTTGACCCCGATACTGGACGGAAATCTTTTAAGCATAAGTTCGACAGGCATGGTAGCGATAGATACTCTGCTGTAAATACCAACAATAGAAATACTTTAGAGATGCGAATCTTTAGAGGTAGTTTGAATCCGAGATTCATTAAGTCTGCTATTGACTTAGCGCATGCCAGCGTTGAGTTCACTAGGGTAATGAGTGTCAAAGAAGTCAGAGATGGTGGTCTATCCTGTCTGAATTTCAGACAGTACATAGAGAGTAAGCCCGACCTATATCCATCTCTTATTGAAAGAATAAAAATCCATTCAGATGTTTTAACTAGGATAGAAAGGAAAGAGCATGTGCCTACTGGTAGTAAGTTCACCGAATAGCACACCACGCAAGAAGGATTTAGATAATGCTTCTTGTAATAATCCACATGGCTTTGGCTATGCTGTACTTGCTGGTAATAAGATTATTACTGGTAAGGGTATGTCCGCTAAGAAAGTAATCAAAGAATTCTTAGAGGTACGCAAAAAATATCCAAAGAGTTATGCTATGTATCATGCTAGATTTGCTACGCATGGCGTAAAGAATGAGGAAAACTGTCATCCATTCAAGGTAGGTGGTAGCGACCTTACATACCTAGCCCATAATGGTATATTACCTGTACATATTGAGCCTACTGACAAGCGTAGTGATACTCGCATATTTGCCGAGGATATACTACCATCAATGGGTGGCATTACAGCGTTAGACAATCCTAATCTGTATGGCATGATAGAGAAATGGTCTGCTGGCAATAAGATAGCGGTCTTTACCTTAGACCCTAATGCTGAGTACGATTGCTACATCATCAACGAGGACTTAGGTCATTGGGACAATGAGGGCAACTGGTGGTCTAACGATGGCTACAAGCCTAGTGTTTATAGTAAGTACTTTAATTACTATAATGATGGTAGTGATATAGGTAATGCCGAAGATGATTACATATGCTACGGATGCGGTGAACCAGTAATGGATGATGGTAATCCATACCATTGTCAAACATGCCTTACATGCTTTGATTGCAGTATGGTCAAAGATGATGGATGCATGTGCTGGTCGCCTGAATATGACGCATACCGACTC